TGATGATGTCGGCCAGCCCGCACTCCAGAGCGTTGCATAGCTTGAGGAGTGTCAGGAGCTTGGCCCCGTTCAGGTCTCGGGCGCCGCGCTCGTACTGCTGAAGCACTTGGACGTTGACGCCGGCCAGCTTTGCGAGCTGCGACTGCGAGAGCCCTGCCGCCTTGCGAAGCCTCTGCAAACTGCTGTTATTTTCGACCTTGTCCATGCTGATCTCCTCCTGTCTTTTCTGTGTCTCCATTATAGAGCATTTGCTCTATAATGTCAAGCAAAAAAAAGAGCGGCGGGCCCTCCCGTCGCTCTCATTCTATACCCAGCAGGTCGAGGATCGAGGTCTCCAGCGCGTCGGCCAGATATTGCAGCTCGTAGTCCGCGACGATGCGGTCGCCGGTTTCGATCCTGCTGATGGCCTTCTGCATGATGTCGAGCCCCGCGATCTGGATCTTGTAGGCGAGCTGCTCCTGAGATAGGCCAGCCCGTTGCCGTGCCTCTCGCACATTCGCGCCGGAAATGTTGCACTTTCCGTCTGGTTTGTAAATCTTCGCAGCACCCACCTCCTTTTTATCCCAAAGATGACCACGTCATGTTGACGTTACCATTTTCCCGTGCTAATATTATCCTAAAGATGACTAAACGCTAATAAAAACAAAAGTCATCAGGAAGGAGTAACTCATGGGAACACGGTTTAGAAAAAGCAAGCAGATCCTCCCCGGTGTTCGCTTGAATGTAGGCAAAAAGAGCGCGAGCGTGTCCATCGGCCCGAAGGGTCTGAAGCATACGATCAGCACGACCGGGAAAAGTCACACCACTGTCAGTATGCCCGGCACGGGCCTGTCTTACACGACCAGCTCTGGCGGGAAGTCCGGCGGCGCTGCCGGCGTCTCGGTGCCGACTTCAGAGCGCCCGACCTCACCCAAAAGCAAGGGCGTGGCGCTGGCCCTCTGCATTTTCCTCGGATGGCTCGGCGCCCATCGGTATTATGTCGGTAAAATCGGCACGGGCGTGATCTGGACGCTGACGGTCGGCGTCTGTGGTATCGGCTGGATCGTCGATATTGTGACGATCCTGTGCGGCGGGTTCTATGACTCAAACGGCTGCGCCCTGCGCTTTAGCCCGACCGAGGAGGAACAGGAGACGGCGCAGATCATGGCCGACTATGAGGCCACCAGTGCGGCCGAGCTGTGGAGCCGTTGGGGCGACCACCTGAAGTATCAGCCGCAGAAGGATCGCCGCGCTCGTGCACTTTCCGGCGACCTGATGCCCGACGTCATAGACCTCGAGAAGAAGTGCGTCACGTTCATCGGTGGAGGCGGCGACAAATACGCCACCACGCTGATCGGCTGCACCTGCCCCGACTTCGTGGAGCGGGAAAAGCCTTGCAAGCACATGTACTGGCTGGCCCACGAGCTCGGCGTTGACGGCGGCGAGGAGTAAAGGCCCACAAAACAGAAAAAAGCCCGCCCGGGATCTCTCCCGAGCGGGTTTTTGTGTATTTTGCCGATATTGATGCCGCTGGCCGAGCGCGATCCGCGCCGCGCCGGTGGCATTTTGCGCAATCAGACCTTACTCGCGTAGTCCAGCGAGATCCAGCCGGCGCCGGATACATTCCAATGATACGGGTGCTTGCTCTTGCCGTTACTGCAAGATCAGATTGTCCGCGTGAACTGTCCTGTCTTTACGGTAATCTAATGGCATCCCCCGGGTGGATGACGCTTTGTGCCGTTTTGCCGTTATGCTTTGCAAGCTCGTTGTACCGGCTGCCGTCGCCAAGCTGTTTGTCCGCGATACTCCACCAACTGTCGCCAGGCTTTACCGTATACGTTTTGGCAGGCTTCGGCGTGGCTGCTGTCTTACCCGGCAGTTTAAGTACCTGACCGGTATAGATCGTATCCGAGGGCTTTAAGCCGTTGTATTCGGCAAGCTCCTTGTAACGGCTGCCGTCCCCAAGCTCTTTCTCCGCAATCTTCCAAAAACTGTCGCCGGGCTTTACCGTATACGTATCCGCTTTTTCCGGTTCCGGCCTTGGTGCTGGTGCGCTGGAGATCGCTTTGCTGTAGCCGTTTAAGCCAGCTTTTCGGATAATGCTGGGAAAATCTCGGTAACACTCGTTTTGATCCACATTTCCCTCAATGCCGTTTACACGGCCGGTTGAGGTATACTGCCAAATATCGTGCTTCAGCGTCTTGTTCGCGTTGTCCCCACGATAGTCCGCCAGCCACAATGTGTAGCGTTCTGCAAGCTCCGCATGGTCAAGCTTATTTAAATAATAGTTCGTGTTGGCATAGATTCCTGTAAACCACCCGGCTTTTTCAATGGCATTGCAGAACGTTTTCGCAATCTCCGTCAGCTCCGCTTTTGAAAGCTTTCCCATACGCGGTTCACACTCGACGTCGTAATAAATCGGAAATTCAAGCTGCTTTCCTTTCAGAATACCGGCGGCAAAGTCCGCTTCCCTGCGTGCAACTTCTGTCGTATCCGCCGCGCTGTAATAATAGGCTCCAACCGGCATCCCGACGGCCTTAAATCCCTTATAGTGCCGTTCAAAGCATTCGTCTGCGCTGCACACCTGTTTCCCCCAATAGGTGATGCCGCAGCGCAGAATTACGCCGTCGATACCTGCCGCTTTCACTTTTGCATAGTCAACAGACGGCTGATATGCCGATACGTCAATTACTTTAAACATCTGTCGTTCCCTCCATTTCCGTTACTGCCGGAAGTTCTGGCAGGCCGGCAACGCTTGTCAACAAGGATAAAATACCCGCAAGAAGCGCCGCCGAACCTACCATAATCCAGTTTACCTCGCCAAGCACAGCCGCCGTACCAATGGTTGCAACCGCAGTCTGTGCGATGGTTTTCACTGCACGGATACCCGCCGCGTGCAGCCAGTGTTTGAGTTTCGTTTTCATACTGTTTCCTCCTTGAGAAAAGAGCGAGCCCGTGGGCCCGTCTTTTATTGTTACTCGATCAGCAGCCCCTCGGTGTTGAGCTGATTGACCGCTGCCTCGATGGCGTTGTTCACGCTTTCCTCGTCCACCTTGAAGCCCTTTTGACGGCCATGCTGCTACACCTCCTCAGTCGATGATCGCGTGGATCCCCTGACTGGTGAGGAAGTCCTTCTGCGCGTGTTTGATTTTGGCAGCGTAGTCGAGGGCCGCGTGCATATCCCCGTTGCAGTGTGCGTCAGGGATCCGCTGCACAGCCCGGGCCGTCGCCTCGCCGAGGGCGATGGCTGCCGAGGTGCCCTGAATGGTGATGATCTGGAGATCTTCACGGGCACGCTCTCGGGCCGCTGCCTCTTTCAGTTGCTTGGCCTCCTCGGCCTCCTTTTGCTTCTCGCGCTTCTGGATCCTGTGCTCGAGCATCCAGAAGCAGAAGCCGGTCACGGCCGTCGGGATTCCCAGCAGGACGACGAGCGCGCCGATGTTGATTTCGATCATGGTGTCACCTCATAAAAGCCGGAGGGCCGCAGGACGCGGCCCTCCTTTTTGTTTGTGGGCTCAGCCCTCGACGGTTTCGTCGTCAAAGTAGCCCATGTCGACGAGATACTTGTGCACGCGGGCCTTCAGCTTCGCGGGGACGTTGTCCTCGGTGATGCGGCCCATGATGATCTCGCCTGCATACAGACGTACCAGCATTTCACGTTCCTCCTTTCCTGCGGTTTTGAGTAACAGCCACGCGAGGGCCCGGGCGATCATTCGGTTGCCCCTTCCTTCGCGGTGCCGGCGTTTGCGGCTGCCTCGAGGGCAGCGATGGCGTCCTCGACCTGCTTGCGCAGCTTCTTCGGGACGTCGTTGATGGTCGTGGTGGAGCCTTCGCGGGTCAGCTCTCTGACGTACAGCTCGACGATCTTGCTCATGCCGTGGTGTCCTCCTCTGCGTCGCCATAGACCACGTCGGCCAGCTCCATGATGCAGCCCTTCAGCAGCTCGATGGTCTCGGACTGCTCGGCAATGGTCTTGTCCTTCTCGGCCTCTGCGGCCTCCTTCTGCTTTAGCTCCTTGATGCTGTCTACCTTGTGCTTAATCATGCAAAGTTACCTCCGATCGACTGAATGTAGCATGTCTCCGTCGCCGAGCCGCGCAGCAGCTTAGCCCTTACCTTGACACCCCATGAGGCGGCCGTTTTGGTCGTGTTGGTGAAGAAGTGCTTCTGGCTGTTCAGGGCCTTGGTGGTGATGTTCTCCCATGTGGGGGTCGCGTCGTTGCCGTTGTTGCAGATCTCCACGGTCAGCGTACATCCGGCCGGAAAATTGCCCTGAATGTTGACGAGGGCCTTGGTCGGCATTTCGTCGGCGGTCATCGCCACGGTTTGCTCAAACTCGACCGACGTGACTGCCTTGGTGAAGGTCAGCCGCAGGGCGACGCTGGCATCCCTGGCGTCGGTGGCTTTGATGGTGATGGTGTGGCTGCCGTTGAGCAGCTTGAGCCACTGCTCGCTCGTCATGCTGAAGGTATTGGTCTGGCCGAGGGTAACGGTGTAGCTCTTGATCGCAACGCCGTCCAGCGACTCGACCACGTCGACCTGATGACCGTCGGCGTCGGTCACGACGTACTCGTGGGTCGGGGCCGTGTTGCTGAAGCTGCCGAGGTTAGTGTCGCTGCCGCTGATGACCGGGGCCCGGTTATTGATAATCGTGCGGGTGGCGCTGGTGGTGTATGCACTCTCAGCGCCGAATGCGTCGTATGCCTTGACCCTGTACTGCACGGTCGTCCATCCGTAGGTGATGGGAACGGACTTGCTGCGGGCCGACCCCTTGTAAATCTGCGACCATGTGCCGCTCCCGACCTTCTGCTCGAGGACGTAGCCGGAGAGGTTGCCATCGGGGTCGGTGGAGACGCCCCACGAAATGGTGATATTCTCGCCGCCGATGACCTCGCTCGGGACGCTGATGGAGCCCGGTGCGATGGGTGCCTGATTGTAGATGACCGTATAGCAGCCGTCCGAGTCGGTGGAGTCGGAGACCAGGAGATCAGAGGAAAGATTACAAGCGGGGCGCAGGCCGCAAATGCCGTAGTAGGCGTAACTCCAGTCCAGCGAGCCAGTGGTGACGACGCGGCGGGCGCGGTCGGCCGACTCGGCATAGGCGTCGCGCAGCCAGTAGTACCACGCGACATTTCCGGCCGGGTTAGCGAAGTAGTTGGAATTGGCGACGCACTCGGCTGTCGTGGTAGCGCAGCGGCTGGTGTTGTCGCTGAAGATCGCCAGCTTGCTGCCGCAGGTGTGATCGCCGGAGAGACCGACCTCAGTGCAGGACAGCGGGAAGATCTTGTCGGTGCAGGTCTCCGTCCCGCCGCCGTCGGTGGAGCACTTTCCGACCGTGATGGTGGTGTCGAGCAGGGCCTCACGCTCGTCAGGCGTGAAGGAGTTCAAGAAGCCGGCGATCCCATCGTAGGCGTTGGCGCTGTTCCAGACGTTGGCCGAGGTGGGCGCGTCGTCAGCGGAGTGCTGCGCGGCGTACCACGTGCCGGCGGCCGCTGCGCTGTTGAGCCACTGGCGCAGGTTCGAGTAGATGTACCTGTTATTGCCGTAGTTTCTGCGGTCGATGTTGCTGTTCGCACTCTCATTAGCGTCGAAGCACAGCATTTTGATGATCTGGTTTGTGACCAGCGTCACGCTGTTGGACGGGTAGCCCGCGTGGTTCTTGTCAGCCACGATCCAGACGATCGGCTTGCCGTGGATGGCGCCGAACTTCACCTTCGACTTGTTTGCAAGGTTTCTCAGTTTTTGGGCCATGTGTGTTTTCTCCTTTCGGTGGTGTTGGCCTCAGCTCCGGGAAGTAGCCGAAGAAGTAGGCGTCCATGTTCTGCCGCAGGTGGTAGGTGTTGCTGTGCGAGATATGGCCGCACCAGCTCGCGTAGGACTGGACGACGTTCTCGAGCGTCATCCTGCCGGAGTTCACGAGGCCGAGGTCGTCGCGCATCAGCACTCGAGCCTCGCGTAGTTTTCGTTCCAGATGCCGGTCGTCACGGTGACGCCCACAAGGGTCTCGAAGGTGATCTGGAACGGGTTGGTGGTGATGTCTACAAAAATGGCGTCCCACAGGGCATCGACCTTTGCCTTGAGAACTGAGTCAGTCTTGTCGACGTATTCCTTGGTCGTGAGGTCTTTGGGGTCTGTTACGGCTCCGTAGTGTTTCATCCCGGCCCTCCTTACAGCGCGATGCTGGTGATGATTACGAGGATAGGGTTGGTAGGCGCAGTCGAGAAGGTGACGGTCACTTTGCTGCTGGCTGAGGCCGTGGCGCTGTCGAAGCTCACATCGCCCATGATCTGCTCCTTGGTGACGCTGTCGACAAGCACGACGCTGACGATGTAGCCGTTGACTGTGTAGGTCTTGGCCGTCGCTGCGCTCATGGTCTGCACGGTCTTGGTGACGGCCTTCGGGATCGTGGGCTTATGCTGGATATAGGCGTCACTGTTGGTGTCGTCCACGTTCCAGTCGGCCTGCACATTCTTCTCGGCGTCGCTCGGGGCGTGGGCTGCCTGACTGTGCTCATAGGCCACCTTGCCGCGATCGCCGCGGTAGGCCGTGTTTGACGTCTCGCCGAGAGCCAGATCGTTGCCGATTGGAGCGTATACCGTGCCGCTCCATCGGTAGGTCTTCGCCTCGTACTGGCCGGCGGTCAGAATGATGTAGACCTTGCCGGACTCAGGCGTCAGGGCAGCCCCGCCGTCGCTTACGGACAGCCAGCCGGCGGAGAAGGCCGTGGAGCCGCTCACGATGTAGGCGTCGATGACGTCATCCACATAGCTCGGGAGCTGGTCAGCAGGAACATGACCGGAGCTGTCCAGCTCTGCCACGCCTCTGGCCGCACCCTTTTGGCTCGCGGGGATAGCACCTACGTCGGACGCCAATGGCTTGTCGCTGAGATCGTTATAGCTGCCAGAGAAGGCCACTGTTTTCAGATCCGAGAAGAACTTCACGATCTTCCCGAAAAGTACGGCCAGCTTTTCGCCGGTGGTCGGGAGGGTGCGCGACGTTGCTGCTGTGAAGGCGACCGTCACGTCGGAGCCGTCGCCGTCCGTGTTCAGTTTCTTGGTGTCACTCGGGTGGACGTGATCGCCTCTGGCAAAGGTCGTCTCGGTGCCGACGGCAGCGGTGCCATCCATCTTCGGGGTGGTCGTGCTGGCCGCTGCGCCATCCGGTACGTCTTTGGCGGTGATAAAACCGGCGTCATTGGTGAGCTCCGATGTCTTGGTCGGCAGCGGGATCCACTTCGCCCCGTTATACTGGTACAGGATCTTGTCCGCGCTGTTGCAGTAGATTTGCCCGAGCTTCGGGTTGCTCGGTGCTGCTGCCAGCGGTTGGATGACCGCGTTTTGGATCTCATTCTGGCTGAGGTCGAGGTTGGTCAAAAACTTCATGTTTTACCTCCTTAGTTGAAGTATGCTGTCCCGGAAAATGCGGCGCAGAATGTCAGGCGCACGATGTTGTCGTCGAGGTATTCGATCTCCCCGATGACGGCCGTGCCGGCGCTGTCCACGACCGTCACAGACGGCCGCTTTCCGAGTCCGTGGTTAATTGTCCAGACCTTTGCAGCCTGCGCCTGCTTGTGCGTGTAGTGCTGGTCTGAAGTGATGCCGAGATCCTCGCTCGTCAGGTCTCCAGAGAGCTCGACGCCATTGATCTTCGGCTTGTTGCGCAGGGTTTGGTAGTTGGAGGTGGTGCCGCCGCCGGTCTCCTTCATGGAGGCCGTCATGCCGGCGGGTGTCTCGCTCATGGTGGCCGAGAATGTCTCCGCGCTGCCGGAGAACTTGGCCTTGAAGTCGACGCTCACGGTCAGATCTGCCCGTCCTTCAGGATCCGGCTGACCGGCGCCGTCATGATGTTGCTTGCGAAGGCCCTCCCATCTGCCGTCTTGCCGCGGATCTGCACCTCCACGGTCTGATCCGTTTCGGGATCCAGCGAGCCGAGTAGCAGCGTGTCGGCCTGCGTGAGGGTGATGCTGATGACCTGACCATCGACGTCCACGCCTCCGTCCTCGAGGCGCTTCGTGATCTCGACTTCCTGCGGCTGGCCGTAGGTGCTCCGCTTCTGGACGCGGAAAGTCACCCACATGGTCACGAACTCGCTGGCGTCGATGTCGCAGTTGATGGTGATGGTCGGTGTGGTGCCTCTATACATTCGCAGCCTCCTTTCGTGTGATTTCTGCTGGCAGTCTTAGCACTCGAGCCGCTGAAGCGTAGCGTTCCAGATGCCGGAGCTCAGGGTGATGCCAGACAGATCCACAAATGTGATCTGGAAGGGGTTGCTCGTGATTTCGCTGAAAACGGCGTCCCACAGGGTTTGGATCTTGCTGGTGTTCTGCGTCACGGCCTTGTTGAGGTCGATCGTGGCCTGCTTGGCCTCGTTGGCCGTCTGGACGGCCTGCCGTGCGATCTCGATGGCCTCGTTGGCGATGGCCTGCGCTGCGAGGGCGATGGCCTTGTAGGTCTCGTAGTCCTCCTTGGTGGCGTAGGCGTCGGCCGGGATGTAGGCGGTGACGTTGGTGGCCGTGCCGATCGCGGTGACGATATCGATGGTTTTCTCGACGATGGTGGCGCCGCCGGTAGGCGGGATCCACTCAGCGAGGTCGCCGCAGTTGCCGTAGCAGTACAGCACCTCGCCGACGGCCGGGTCGGGATCCTCTGCATAGAGGCCGAGCTCGCGGTAGAAAAAGCCGTCGCTCGTCTGGTCGTTGGTGAAGATGCCGCCGACCGCCACGGTGCCGTCGGTGTTGACCTTCAGCTTGGTGATGTCGATAATCGCCTTCGGACTGACCACGCCAGTGAGAGAGCGGGGCGTCTGTCCCTCCTCAAGGTAGCCGTCGCCGAGAACGATCTTGGTATAGGTGATTTTCTGGCCGGCTGCGCCCTTTGCGAGGACGATCAGACCGGCAGCCGTGATGTCGTTGTTGATAAATGCAGCCATGCGCTTCTCCTTTCTGCGGTTATTCAACCGTCACGAGCTCGCTGGTGCCGATGGTCACGGTCTCCCGGTTGTTATCGTGAACGGCCGCCGCGTGGTACAGGTGGATCTCGTCGTCGCCGAAGATGTGCTCCTCATGGGTGTGCTCTCTGATGGCCATGCCGGAATAGAGGAACATCTCGCCGGTCAGGCAAATCAGGATCGCGTCGAGCCACGAGCTGCGGCGCTTTACGACGCCGAGCAACTTCAGGAAAAGCTCGAGGTTTCCGTTGACGAGATCAGGGTTGTCGCTGAGGACTTTGAAATGGTAGGGGGCGCCGCCGTACTGGTACCACTCCCTCATCTCTCCGGTGCCAAAGCGATCGGTCACGGTCTGCTCGACCGCGTAACGGGTGCCGAGCTTGGCGTAGACGAGGTCGCTGTTGCGAATGACGGCACGCTTGGCCTCGATTGGGGCCGTGCTGTCATACCACTGGATGTTTAGTTCCCACGCCATCTCGTCGAGAGTCTGCTCGTCGAGCTGGTCAATTTGGTTCCACCTGCTCAGGAGGTTTACCCTCGCCGTCAGGGCTCGGATGACTTTGTCGGTGCCTTCAGCGAGTCCCTTGATGCTGCCGTCGTCCCTCATCCACGCTGGTAGCAGTTTCAGGATCTCGGCTTCTTGTAGCTTCATCAGACCACCCCCGTGACGCTCTTGTGGCTGACCTTCAGTTTGCCGCTGAAGGCTGCGACCTCAGTGTCGGCGACTGCGGTGTGCTCAGGCTTGACCACGTCGACGCGGATCGCGCCCTCGAGCCCTTCGGCCCACCTTGGGGAGAGGATCAGGCTCCTGAGCTTGTCGGGGTTGATGTCGCGGCCGAGCGCCGTGGTCTGCCATTCGTTGAAGCGGACGATCGCGCCGTCGGATCCCTCCACATTTGCCACGACCGCGGCCTCAGTATCCGGCGTGGTGTAGTAGGTGATCTCGATGTCATAGGGCACGGTGGCCGGAGCCACAGCCCGCACCTTGTCGGTCATGGGGCGCGTGTCCTTCGCGTTGACCGCCTCCAGCACCTTGCTCAGCATGGCGCTGTCCGGCGTCTTGCCGCCCTTCAGCAGCGGCACGATCTTCACGCAGCCCTCAAGGGTTTGTGTGATCTCGATGTCGATGCTCTCGGCGTCGGCGAGACTGCCCTTGACTGCGATCGTGAGCAGGTCGTCCGTGTAGTCGACCGTGTAGTCGGTGTCCTTTACGGCCACGGTGCTTTCGCCGTGGGCTTTGACGATCAGGGTGTCGATCAGCAGCGTGGCGCCGCCCTTGAAGGCGTGGCCGTCGTAGACCGCCAGCGTTCTGCTGATGGTCTCGGTCTCACTGACCGCTTTGACGTCGATGATGGAGCTGTCGGCCGTCATGGCCCAGTAGATATAGGCCAGCTCAGGCCCGGCCGTGGATCGTTTGGCAGGAGCCAGACGGATCCGCTCGCGCAGCCGGTTGTCGCCGGCCTCGGTGTAGGGCTCGCCATCGTCGCCTCCTGCGGTCTCGGTCAGGTTAGTCACGCTCTCGATGTACGGGATCAGGTCGACCAGCGTGGTGATCGTCTCGGCTGCATAGCCGTTGAACTTGGTGCCGTTGCCGACCGCAGACGTGGGGATCTCCACAGAGTAGGTGCCGGCCTGAAGGACTGCGATCTCGTCGGTTGCGAAGTAGTTTTCGCCGTCCGGCGTGACCTTCGTCCATTTCGGTATGATGATGTTGGTCTCCCTCGGTGTCGTCAGTGAAAAACGCATGACGGTTTTAGCCGTGTCCCCCTCAAGCCTCTGGACGCCGAGCCGCTCTCCGATGGCGTCCAGCACCTCGCCGCGTGCATAGCAGAGCAGGGTCTGCCGGCCGACGTCGTCGAGCTTGTTGTAGAGTGCGACGAACACGGCCACGAGGGCCTCTCCGTAGATCCTGCGCTCGTCGCCGGGGTATAGTGGCTCACCTGCGCCTTTTTCCAGCGCGGTGATGAGCTCGGTGTAGATTGTGCTTGCGTCGATGGTGGTGAGGTGGATGTCCTCGCCGTAGGTGTTTGTCTCGTCGCTCATGGTGTCCACCTCCTTCATGTGTTGGCGTTGTCGATGCTGGCGCTGATCTCGAAGCCGCCCACCTCAGCGGCTAGAGACTCCAGCTCGACGTCGGTGAGCTTCGCGCGGGGCTCGTATGTCTCCACTACGAACTCCACCTCAGCAGTCAGCTCGGGGGCTGCTGTCTCGCTTGGTTTGTCGATGAGCGAGCGGTCGATCCCTTTGATGCGCTCGTATGGCACTTCGCCGCGGGTCGTTTTGAGTAGGTTCTGCACGCACGTCTGTGGCGCGCCGTTGCCGCTTGCTTTCATTGGGATCACCTCGCTTTACTTGGTTAGTTGTGTGTTGTTTGGTTTCCTTGCAGCCTTGTCGCTGCTGGACGCCCCGATCGAGGCAGCGGAGGAGCTGATGCCGAGTTCCCTGTAGGTAGCCACTCCCGCGGCCTTTGAGGAGCCGGAGGAGCTGCTGCTCGACCTGCTGGCCTCCTCGGCGTACTCCGTCAGGGTGATGGAGATCTTGCCCTTCAGGATCCTACCGAAGTCGTCGATCGTGGTGTCGCTCAGCTTCACGGCTGTGAGCTGGAGTTTGGGCGGGCCGAAGCGTCGGCCGGCCAGATAGAACGGGGCATAGTTGCCGACGAGCCCAGTCCACGACTCGTACTCGCTGCGGACGTCGGTGCCGGCAACCACGGCGACGTCGTAGTCAAAGGAAAAGCTCTGGAGCTTCAGGGCCTTTATCTTGGTAGCCGGAGATCCCGCCTTGTCGTCGCTGTTCTCGGTGTCCAGCTCGACGCCGGCCGAGATGCCGTTCAGGGCTGCGATCTTTCGGCTGGAGACTTCCCACGTCTTGCCGCCCCATTTCGCCATGATGGCCATGTGCGTCTCGCCTCCTTAATGCGGGCCGCTGGTCTCCCCGTGGACGCCGGCGTGCGTGTGGGTCTTGAGGCTGATGCCGGAGGCGGTGACGTCGCCGTCAGGCACGGTCACGTCGCCCTTTTCGACCTTTACGCTGCCGGGCACAGTGCCGTCCCATTCCCCGTCCATGCGGGAAAGGATGATGCCGGTGCCGTCCTCGAACATGGCATAGGCGACCTCGTCGCCGGGCTTCAGGTTTCCCATCTTGCCCCGCAGCCACCACGGGATCGTGAGCGGCCGCGTGACCATGCCGTCAGCGGTGCAGGGGAGCACTCTGGCCGTGGTCTTGTCGCCGTTGCGGTCAGCAGCTCCCTCCACTGTGGAGATCTTGCCCTTTTGGATCATTTGGTTGTTGCTGTTCATTAGTAGCCCTCCAGTGGTCTGCGGAGGTACAGCTTGCTCCGGGTCTTGACGTAGTCGTGACGGATCCGGCTGATAAAGGCCGCGCCGTCCCATGACTTCACGCCCTCGGTCGCCAGAGTGACCACGGAGCCCGCTGCGTAGTTATGCAGCAGAGAGCCCGTCCAGAGGGTGCCGACCGTCGCCGCTTTGTTGGCGTCCCGCAGGAGCCCGCGGGCGAAGCGGTCGGCCTCTGACTGGTCGCTCATTCGGATCGGGATGACCTTGTGGAGCACTTTGTCGCCGCCAGCCGGCGCCGAGAAGGTACCGGTCAGTCCTCCGTTGACTACTTCGGCCGAGCCGTAGGCGTTGGCGCCTTCGTCCCGGTACTGGAAGTCGCTGGCGGGTGTGATGGTGATGGTGTCACTCGGCGTCTGGCTTTCCATGTATGCCTCGTCGTAGACCACCAGCTTGCCGTCATAGACCAGAAACGCCGCACCCTCGAGAGATCGGAAGAGCACACGTCTG